CTACTGCTGGTTTAAAAGGTTCCATACCATAACCAACACCTACATCCTGACCTTTAGCATTAATACCTGTTAATGTACTAGCTAAGGCTTGTCCTGGACCTACTGCTCCTGAAGTTCTATTTACTTGACCAGAAAGATTAGACGATTCCACTTTTACAATAGCTGCCCATGCTTTATCAACATCGACCATGTGTTTTTCTAATTTAGTTGCTTCCATCGCTGCAATTTCATCTAATTCATCCCTTTTAATTTGAATTATTTTTTTACTTAATTCCGTTGCTTTTGAGACGTAAGCATTTCTATCAACTTCATTTCTTGAAAATTTCTCAGACTCTAACTTAAGTTCCGCTTCATAACTACTAATAGTGGCAAGGTTTTTTCTTTTTACACCATTAATTTGAGCATCAATAGTAGCATTCTTCGTTTTAATTGATTCTTCTTCAATTTTTCCTAAAACTTCTAAAGCTTTTATAGCAGCAGCTTGTTCTTTTTCACTAATTGCTAATTCAGCTAAATTTGCCGCTGTTTTAGACTCCGCAGTATTTTTTAGGTCATATTTAGCTAACTCCTCCTTCTTCATACCTTTAATAATATTTTCCTGTGCTTGTAAAAGAACAGTCTCCTGACGTTTTAACTCAGACTCAGTAAGTCCTGGTATTAAATTACGAAAAGGTATATTTTCAGCTTGAGCCATGTGTCGTCTTACATCAGCTAAATCTGACCAATTTTTCATTAAAGCCTTATTTAAATCCACAGTATTAGTAATATCGTCACGCCATTTAAATAATAATCCTGACCACACTTCAAATATTTGTTTTAAGGCATTTTCTGATTTATTCTCTAATATAGCATCCTGTAGTTGAGTCCATGCAGTAGTTACATTTGATAATGACCCTTTTAAGCTATCCATATTTCTTTTAGCTGCATCAGGAGCACTTTTTTCCATTTGTTCAAAAAGAAGCATTAATTCTTTTCTACCTATAGTACCTGCTTGTGACATTGCTAAAATTTCTTTAGCTGATTTACCTAATGCGTCACTTAATAAAGTAATAACAGGTAAACCATTTTCAATCATAGGGCGCATATCCATTTGTTGTAACTTATCTTTAGCCCAAGCTTGACCTAACTGCCTACCAATACCTATAAGTTGTTCAGTACCACCACCTAATTTAGCCACACTATCAGTTAATGATTTCATTACCATATCGGTAGGTTCTAAACCATAATTTTTTAACATTACAAAAGTCTTTGTTAAACCTTCAATATCAAAAGGTGTTTTAACGTCTAATCGTAATAATCTATCAAATTCAAGTTTAGCTTTTTCTGCTGAACCAGTTACACCTTCTAATAAAATACGAAGGGATTCCATTTTTATATTTACAGCTAATATCTGTCCTGGAATATCTGTTAAAAAACTTAAAGTTCTATACATTGACATTGCAGTAATAATAGAAAGAGATTTAACTGCAATATTATGGAAAGTAGAATGAGAGCGTCCTGCTGCAACTAATTCAGCATTAACAGCACGTTGGGATTCAATTAGTTGATTATTAGCTGTAATTTCACGTTCTGCTAAATTTAAAGCAGCCTGACGACTCACATTAGCTTGACCACGACTACGAATAGTACCATCAGCAATATCATTTTCAAGGCGTAGTAAGGTCTCAGCTAAGGTTGTACGTATTCTAGTTTGTTCTTGTGCTGAGGCAAGTTCCTGAGTTCTAATGTGGTCAGCACCATGTTGTCTAATAGATGATTCCATTGCTAGACGAGCATTAAGTTGAGCTACTAAAGGATCCGATTGATCTACAAAAATACCAGCAGAGGTAGTTCTTGCGGCTTGTTGAGTTTTGGCAGCTTCAGCTATTCTTCTAGCTGTTGCAGCAGCTATTTCTACTTGAATAGCTGCATTTCTTTTTGCTTCTTCCTGTTGTGCTTGATGATAAGCTTTAGATATTTCCATTAAATAGGAATAACCTTCTGCTTCTGCTTTAATTTTAGCTTTTAAAGCGTCTTCTTGAATTGCGTTAGTTCTGTTAATATCTTCCCTCAATGCAAAATAATGGGCTTTAGACATTTCCATTGCATAGGCTTCTGCTTCTGCTTCTTTTGTTAAAAGTTGGATATGTTCAATTTGTTTTGAAGTAAAACCTTGAAGTTGCATTTTTGCTTGTGCAATACCTTCTGCAGTTCCTCTTAATTGTTGAACCATCAACTCATAGGATCTAGTCGCATTTATATTGCCTTTTGTAAGTTCGACATTATTTTCAATTAATTTTTTAGTTTCAAACTGAACGTCCTCAGCCCTATTTTGTAAGCTAGTTAATGCCGCAGTAGTCTCATTTATACCTGCACTGGTAACATTGATTTGTAGTTCGGCTAAAGTAGACATTAACTATTCCTTATTCTGAATTTGATTTAGGTTGTGATTTTGCGGAATGTGCTAGGTACATATTATCTAGCATTTTTAAGACGTTTATGTCCTTAGAAGTAATATCACTATTAGTTAAAGTTTTCCAAGCTAAAATTTCAGCATAGGCAAAACTATTTAAACCATAACCATTACTTGTTCTACTTCTACTAAGTTCTTTAAATGCGTCCCAAACTAACCACATTGAAAATGGTAGTTCGGATTGCTCTAATTGTGACGGTTTAATTCCAGTTTGACGAAATACAGACTCAAGGTGACTTTTTAATGTTGCACCGTCAGCCTGTACCTCGCTTAATATAAATTCAGTTTCAGCAAATAAAAGTAAATCTTCTATTTGCTCTTTGTAAAATTTGCAAGATTCTCAGAAGCAGCTTTTACTTGGTCAAAGATTAATTTATTATTTTGGCAAATACTAAAAGCTAATTCAGGGCTATAAATTTCCTCAACACCTCTCCAACCAGTAATACAAGCTGCAACACCTTCAATATTATCTTCGATTAAATCTTCAATAGGCTTAAGGACTTCATCTTTACCGCGTTTCTTAAGAAGAGCAGCTTGAGTACGTTCTTTATTAATTTTAGCAAAAATAGCTTTTTTTACTGATTCAGCTTGGTCACCAATAACAGTAATAAAGAAACCTGTTCCTTCAGCATGTTCATTTTCATATTCAAATTCATAACCTACTTCACATTGTTTAGAAGCATTAAAATCATGAATTGAGGATAATTTTTTTTGTGTGTTATTTGACATTATTATTTTCCATTAAATTAAAATTAAAGTTATAGTGCCTATACAGTATACAGGCACTATATGTTTTTTACAACTGATACTTAAGCTAAGCTATCCTGAATAGAAATAATAGTTTGTTCATTAATAGTACCAGCACCACCTGTTAAAGCTCTTCTTGCAGTAAAAGGATAAGTTCTAACTATACCTTTTAAACCATCATCCTTATCATCACCATCAAAAATAACTGAGGGTAAAGTAATAGCAATAAAGTCAGAAGTTTTAGTATTATCAGCAGCAACTACAAGGATTATTGATACATCAGTTGAGTTATCAAAGTATCCAGGAAGAATACCATCTTGATAAAATGCAGTAACTTGACCAGATACTGAAATAACAGCACGTTGAATATCAGGTGCAAAGTTAGTACCTAATACACCACCCATATTAGCCGCAGCACAATCCATTTTAATGGTAGCACCTGTAATATTAGCAACCACAATTCCGTTTATTACAATATCGCCTTGAACAGCAGTTAAAATACTAGATGTTGTAGCAGGAGTACCAGAAATAAGTTTTTGACTAGATGTAGTACTTCTATTTAAACCAACAAAATTATTAGCTATTGTAACATTACCAGAAGCAGGTAATGTTAAATCAACAGAACTTACTACCATATCAGAATATAATTCAGATTGAGTTATATCAGAATGGTAGTCCTCAATCATCCAATACTCTTGAGTTTGAGAAGTACTAGCAGCAAATGTTTTTTTACCTACAAAAGTAATAGTAACTAAACCTGTAGCTATTGTAGCTTCTGCAATAATAGGACTATTATTTAAAGTAACAACAGTAATTAATGTACCAGTAATAGCAGTGATTAATAAATTAATACCATTGTTACTAGCTGTACCTGTCAAACGAATAACATCACCAATTTTAAGCCCACTTGCTAAACCTAAGCTTGATGCAAATGAAATAGTACCTATCCAAGGAGTTGTTGAAGTAGGAATCGCTATAGTTATAGTCCCTATTATAGCAGTCATACCTATTAAGGTAGGTGCAGCCCATAGCTTTCTTAATAATGAACCAATTAAAGTTGAATAAGTACCTGCTGATAAAACACCATTTAAAGCATAACTAGCACTTCTTAAACCATGTTGTTTACCAGTTGATTGTTGATGTGTGGTTATTTCATTATTAGCAAAACTTGCTAAAGATAATTTACCTACACCAGTTTCTCGTCTAAAAATTTGTGACGTACCTGCCGCAGTTATCTGTGCTGATGTTGGTGCACTACCACTATATAAAGCAGACTGTTTTGCTATGGATAGAACTTTATTAATACCTTGAGCAATACTCATTTTAATCTCCTAAATTTAATTAACTATTATCCAAGACGAATAATAAACTTTTACTATAACCTTCCAACGGTCATTTTCTACTTTACCACCACCAATAACAGGAGTCTGTATAATATTAACAGTTTGCCCATTATTAACAAAGGAACTACCTTGCTTAAAAAGAGTTTTAATTTGTTCTGCTCTTAATAAAACAGCACCCGTTCCAGTTAGTAACGGATACATTAAATCTATTTGAAAAAAACTATTAACCTGATAAGAACTAATATTAATTTCATAACCATTAACCAAAAAGTCTAAAAACCAGACTTGCTGATAGGGTATATCAACTATAGGTATATAAGTAGTATTTTCCCACACTGTAGGAATTGAGGGACTTATAGTAGCTATTGCTGTTTCTAGTGCCGCTTTAATATTTAAAACTGACATTACATATTCCTTCCTATTGCAGCATTAACTATAGAAGGCATAGCAGCCTCTGTTAAACCAATCATTGCTCCAGGAGATCTTCCCCCATAGCCATCCTCTAATAATTGAGCATAGCTAGTATTATTAACTAAGTTATAATTATGAGCAGCAGCATCAGCAGGAATTCTAGCTATTAATCTTTCAACTGCTGCACTTCTATCAGGATTCTTTTCACCAGTAACACACCAAGGAACAGCACTATCCAAACCTAATAACCAATTTGATACAAAATTACCTGTATCAACAGGGGATAATTGAATCGGCATTCTTATAGCTTCACTAACTATTTCTCTAACAATTTTGTGATGTTTAGCTTGAGTTGAGATATTAAAATCGTTAATAGCTTTAAGAAAGATACTCATTAAATACCCCTTATACCACATACAATAAATACAGGAATTCCTGCTGGTGCTTCAATTTTAAGCGGTGGTATAATAGTGTATTGGCTAGCACCTATAACGACCATATCGCCTAAATTTGGGGGTATTATCCCTAATGCTGATATTAATAATTGCCTATCATTTGTCTGTACCAAACCATTTCCAATCCAATTCTCACCATAACCAGGACGATCTAATGTTCCCCAATCAAAAACAGCACCTATTACAGTTTGTTGGTTTTTAACTACTGAAATAGTCCCCGTAGCCACATTATAAGTACCCTGTGTCTGTAATATTAAAGTTATAGTTTGTCCAAACTTTTTTAAAAGTTTATTTGATATATCTTGAAATTTTAAATAATTCATCTCATTACCGATGATGAATTAGTTTTAAGAAAAGGTTTTAACATTGCTTCAACAGAACTATAATGTTTATAACTACACGTACTAGGAAAATATTCTGTACTTAAAGGTCCTATTGATTCCTTTTTAACAGGAACATCCATATCAATTAATAAATCCTCAGAAATTGATTTAAAAGCTAATAATGAACAAGCATTTTGTACTTCTAATGGTATTTTAGTTAAGTCTAAGGGAGTAACATTATTTAGTATTTCATTAGAAATATAAACTAAAGTTCTAGGAAAGTCTAATAATTGAGTGGTTAAAACTCTATATCCTTTCCATAAGGGTCTGTAAACTTCAACCATATAATCAGTAGCTTTTCTTAGAGCAACTTCTTTATTAGCTGTAGTTAAAGTTGACCAAGAAGTATTTCCATGATTACTATGATAGAGATCCGCTTGTGCAACTGAAGAATATGATTCAGAAGCTAATAATCCAGTCCCATCTTCAACAATTAATGTCATAAATTACCACCTATATAAATTAGTAATACCTTAACATAGATTGAGGGTTTTTGCAATATAATAATTATAAGGGTAAAAAATAAAAAGGAGCAAA